TTACTCTGTAGCCAGTATTGCCCCAGCGTCACCCTTTAATGCAACATAGGCTGTAGAAAATAATCCTTGTGCGGCCTCGGATTTTGCTGGATCACTTAGCTGAAATTTATCAAATTCAGAATGTAGCTTTACAAAACGAGTCAAAACCGATTCGGTTTCCACACGTGTTAAATGGTTATAGCCGATTGCGTTAGCAGCCTTTTTTACTAATACAGCTTCATTTTCAATTGATTTTTCCATTTCGGTAACTACCTCAATAACTGCTTTTTGATTTACTTTTTGATTATTTCTCATCATGTTTCCCCTTTTCTTTATCTTTTCTATACTCTTAGTATATACCTTTTACATTATTTGTAAATACTTTTTACACGTTTATTTTAATTTATCCCATGCTATAAAACCCAATGGCTTCAATTCATAGTCACTGATCTGCTTTTGACTTAGCGGCTGCTTGTAGCCGACCGCTCCGTAACCTTTACGGCCGAAATTTAAATCATTATCTGCAGCACTGCTGGGTTGACACCCTGGCGACACACCACGAAATTGCAGTGCATACCAGTAAAGCTTACCGAAAATATCGTGAAATTGTTTTTCTGTCATGATTAAGCCTCATTTTAGTAGAATAAGCGTAACTTGCTAAAGCCAAAGCTGACAACAATCTTACCCTTGTTGCCTTTGCGTGCAGAAGCTGGGCGGAAAAGCTTTTCGTCGTTTACTGCATTAATTTTGTCAACTAATACTTGTGCTTTTTCAGCTGTTGGGAAATCTTTTGAGATGATCATAGTGCATTTCATGTTACGAGTCCAAGTACTGATTTTCTTTTCGCTACGGAAGAACATTGGAACAACGGTTTCGATGATTTGGTTTTGCAATTCTGAACGATCAAGTGTTAAAGCAGTGTCTTCATTGAAATCTTTTGAATCACGGATAACTTTACGATAGCCATTTAAGCCAGTCATTTTATTTTCTCCTTTGTTTGTGTAAGTGATTTTTAAGCTACAAGCAAAGAAGTCTTTTGATGAACCGCCGAAACGTTTTGCACCTTGTTTTGCTAATACCCATGCTGCTGTAAAGATTTCTGCGTTTGTCATTTTTAAGACCCCTTTGTTTGTTTTTGATTACCTTTAACTCTATGTCTTTAGTATATACTATTTACATAATATGTCAATACTATTTACATAATTAATTTAAAATAATTGTTTTTATTTTTGGCCAACAAAAAAAGACCTACCCCGCAAGGGATAGGCTAATTTGTTGTTGAATCGATAGTATTTAATTAATATTTGAGTGTCTGACCCGTATAGATCAAGTTTGTGTTGCCAATGTTATTTTTAGCCGCTAACGATGCTACCGTGGTGCCTAGATTAGCGGCAATCGTACTTAAGTTGTCACCATATTTTACGGTGTAACTCCGACTAGTAGCAGTCGCACCACCACTAAATTTAAGTTGTTGACCGACTTGGATAAAGTTATAGTTGGTGATCCCGTTATAAGCGGCAAGCGTGGCTGTGGTTAAGCCGTGTGCTACGGCGATTGCTGATAAGGTATCACCACTTTGTACGGTATAGTAACTAATACCGCTAGCTGCTGCAGCATTACCTTTAATTGTCAGCTTTTGTCCAATATAAATATAATTAGTGTTGCTAATACCATTTAGGCTAGCTAAGGCGGATACGCTAGTACCATACTTTGCCGCAATACCACTGAGCGTGTCACCAGATTGCACAGTATAGGTTGAGCCACCAGCAGTAGTTGTACCGGTAACAGATAGGATTTCGGCGTTGCTGCGATCAAGCCAGCTGTTAATGCCGGATAACAGTAGCTTAGTGCCACTAACCTCAGCCACCGTATAGTTTTGCCCCTTTACCCAGCTTGGAATGTTTTCGCCGGTCGCCCACTTACTAGCGCTAAAGTTAACCTTGACCGTGTCGCCGACCTTAATGGCTGACTTAGGCGTGTTATTAGCAGCTTGACCTGCGGCAATCGCTGGCGTAGTCGTGGCTGGTTTAACCTTGGTACCGCCAACTGAACTGGTCGTGGTGCCGTTATAGCCGTTGTCTGTGATACCTAAATAGTCCTTATTACCATCTAAACCACCAGCAATGTAAGTAGACGTAAACTGAGCAATCGCCATACCATCGATCACAGGCAATGCTTCGGTGTCCTCAGCTGACCGCACCTGATAATCAGGATAGCGAGCAACCCAGAGCGAATTAGGGAACGCCTGTAGAACTTGCTCATAATTAATGTTAGCTTTAATAAAGGAATCACCACTATACAAGATAGGCGTGAAGCCAGCAGCCTTGATACGTCCCATGGCATAAATGATCGCACTAGTTGACGGCGTCCCAGATTCGACGTCTAAAGCCACAATAGAACTTTTTGGCATTTGGACTTTAGGCAGATAATAATTAAGCATCTGATCGGCTTCGGCGTTATTTGCAAACTGCGCATAAATATAAGTATGCGCCCTTTTACCCTGAGCAATCGCATATTGAACTTGTGTCGCGTAGGTGGACTGATCAGAAAAGTAACCATTATAATAGCCGCCCACTTGGGCAATGGCGAACTTATCTTTGGCGTAACCAAATACGCCGGTATTACCCTGATATTTAGACCAATCGACACCGTAATCACCTTTAGCAGCTTGTGCTGGTGCTGTACTCAAAGCTACTGGCGCCAACAAAAAAACAGCCGCGGCGGCGACTGTTAAACGGGTTGCTAATTTAGTTTTATTTTGCACTCTGATCGTCTCCCGTGGGTTTGTTTGTATCAATCAAAATCCCAGCTGCTGTCTGATCTGCTGATACCTGTGCGGCCTTGTAGGCTGTAATTGCATCGGATACCTGAGTAACCTGAGCTTGGGTAATCAGTGATTTCACTAAATAATTGCCAGCGTATACTGTAGCTAACTCCGGCTGGATCAATCCGTTGTTAACACTGCTAATTAATCCTTCTGTTAAAAATTCGCTTAAATTAAAACTCATGATAACGTCCCCCCTAGCGCTACAATAGCAGCTTTTATTTTTGCGTAATCCGATTGCGTCAAAATTTCTGATGGATTAAGGCACCAATCAGTAGCTAAGTTACCCGTTTCTATTTTTGGCGAGTGACACCAAATTTCACCAATATCATTCGCATACAGCTTAAATACGCCACCCGTATCTGTTACTATCCCAGGAAGATAAATTTTAGTATAGGCATCACTATCAATCGTAAACGTTTTATTCACAGCGCCAAAACCTAAATATAATTGACCATGTCCACGAACCATAACGCTTTGGGTAATAGCTTTACCAACTTCAAATTTATGAGTCAGGATTTGATACAAGCCAATTGCAGCAGTTCCAAGACTATTTTTGACATGCAATACTGTATTATCGACGCCAGCTTCAGTGATTAATTCAAAAATTTCTGCTTTTGCCGATAAGTTTGCACCCCACCCTGATCTGAGCGTGGCAGAATTTAAAAGGTAATTTTGTCCACCCACCTGCAAGTTGTTAACTTGAGTTTGCAAGCTCTGGAATGCAGGTGCACTAATTAACCCAGCATTGTCAACAGTACCTGTTGCACCAGTGGCACCTTTAAGACTAGCCAACCATTCTGATTCAGTACCTTTAAAACCACCAGCTTTTGCTACGGCATAAGCCGAGTCACCAGTATCACCTTTGTCACCTTTGAAATAGCCGCTAGTCACTTTGTCTTGCAAATCCTTTTGCATGTCGTCAAACTTAGTTTCGAAATCTGCTAGGGTGATCGTTGTAATAACAGTCGACGTCGCTGTCATAATGTTTTTTTTGATCGAAAAGCCAATCACAGTTGGATAACTGGTGTCTGGATAGATAACTGTGTTTCCTTGAGCGTCCTTGATCCAAACTTCGATTAGATACTGTCCAGCGGGCAATTCGCTAGAAATCTTACTGCTGATCACAACATCAATTATCCCATCGGTTGGGTATTTTAGACTAGAAACCTCCACGTTAATGTCTGTTAAGAATCCCTGGGCATTCCCGATCTTAACTGTAATTGATGACGCCTTGGATAAATCTACGGGCTGATTTAATTCCGTTACTTTTAGTGATAAAACATCGCTGGAATCGCCCAATTTTATTGACTGCTGACTATCACTTGTAAAAGCCAAATTACGCATATTAATCCTCCTTATCGTCTCCCGCGGGCTTGTTTGTGTCAGTCAGAATTCCAGCTGCAGCCAACAGCGACAGAACAGCGGTGACCGTACTATAGAGTGTCGTGGCGTCTGTCGGCTTGATTACAATGCCAAGTGCTGCCAAAACAGACACCACAGCCCCAATCACAGCAGACCCCAGCGCCGCCCAAGCCTTAGTCGATTTAACGTTAAAATTAATTTTCATGATTTCGCTCCTCCTTATCTGTACGCTCAAATAAAGTTTTGATTTCCTCGTCATGACGAGCTAGGTGCTCTCGGTGATCATTAAGCCGATGCTCATGATCTTTGTGGACGATATCAGCATTACCGCCAATACCATCTACCTTTTCGCCTAATGCATGAATTGTGTTATTCAGAATCTTATTGCTATACATCATTCGCTCCACTGATGGATCTACAATAATTTTCTTGACTAGCCATACTACCGCCCCAATTATCGCAGACAAAAAAGCCGCCACAGCCGCCCAGTCGGCAATTTGCCAGCCAAGAAACATCATGTGTGGTCCCAACCGCATCACCTTCTCTTAAATTTAGGTAAAATAAAAACGCCTAAACTGTAGGCGTTACGTTAGCTGTGCCACTAGCAGCAGTAGAATCAGATGCTGCAGTCGAAGTGTCAACTGGTGCCGTTGAGGCAGCTGGCACCTGATATTCCTCACCAACAATTGCCTTGTATTGGTCAGCCGTAATAGATGATTTAACGACCTGTGCCGCGACGTCTTCCTTTGTCATGGTGTTCCAAAGTTGATACGCGAATTTAAATGTAATAAACATTATGCATTACCTCCATTTTTTGTTGTTCCTGTAGCTAGTGCCGTCATTGCCTGTTCAATTGATGTGATTTGTGTGGTTGTATTTGTATCATTGTCTGCAATCTGTTGAGCTAGTGCGGTCAACGCTTGTTGTTCAGCCGTTGGCTGTGGCGCCTCTTCTGGATGTTCCTTTAAATATGCCTGATTAGCTGCATCTTGTGCCGCTTGCCACACTGCTTTGTCTGTACCGACCCACGCGGTAGCGTCATCAGTCGGAAATGTGATTGGTTCATATAAACCATCAGTCGGTTTGATTTCAGTTTCACCAGCTGTTGCCACATAATCATCATCAACTAGCTTAGAACCTTGAAACGTGCGGCTAGTTGTATCGTATAAATAAATTGCTTTCAAATTTTATCCCTCCTATACGTCTACGGTAAAAGCACCACGGATAATTGCTGTCCTCTCAAGCATCAGAGCGGAGCAATATAATCAATTACCATTCAAAAGTCGCGTTAACCTGGAAAACTCCTCCAGCCGCTAAGTTTTCTGTTAAGCCCCAAATATTGACTGCTAACGCATAATCGGTCGTGTCCAAACTAAATATCGTATATTGTCCAGTCGAGATATATCCAATAGCACTTAAGTTTTTGGTAAATGCGGACTTCATTATCGCGCTTGGAAGCTTACAAATCTCAACCACACCTTGACCACTGGTCAAAGCAGGATGTTTAACATAACCTGCAAATTCCGTTGCAATTAATACGCCACCAAAAGTGATGGTGCGATATTTAAGCGTGTTAGGCATGTCGCTGGTGTTGCCCGTATATCCATTAATAAAACTAATACCAGCATCAGTCCATGCACTAATTTCTAGCGTTTGATCTTTGACAAATTGATTATATTTTGCCATCCAACCATTCATGCCATTTGTCATTTTGTAATCAGCCATTAAACAGCACCTCCAATTTTGAAAGGTGCTAGAAACCCGTTAGCAGAATGGGTTTCTAGCCCCCCACACAATTTTTGCATGTTTTTAATCATAAAATTACCTCCATAAATTTTACCATGTCGTTACAAGCTCCCAAGCACTCCACACTGTGTCTGCGGTGCCTTTGCGCATTAACACGACTGGTCTTGATGATTGCGTGAATTTAGCTGTTTGTGTCGGCCAGCCCAAAGTGTTATCCGTCCACGGTACATCAGTGTCGACGATAACGACACCGAGCGATACACCAGATGGAATCATGTCGGCCGTAATACCGATATTTGCCGCATTATTGATCTCGCGTACAAAACCAGCCGGATTTGATTTGATATAATCTATCGGATTACTATTTGTGTTGCGTTTATCAAGCGTTTTAAGCTGATTTTGAAGATTATTAAAAGTGGTTGTATCAACGTAATCGCTAGCCTTGATCTGTGTTTGAATTGCACTCAACATCTTTTGTGCAGCTGCGATACCAGTATTAAGTGCTGATGTCGGATCGATAACTGTAGCTAGCGCTGCCTGAATTTTAGCTTGACCATCAACGATGACTTTTTCTAGATCGGTATAAAACGGCTTTGAATTAATTCCCATGTCGACCTTATTCGCCAATACATTCAAGCGAACATTGACTGTCGAAATCACAGTGCCATCAGCATCTGTAACTCCAAAATATGTGCTCTCGGAATCCCAGTCACCTTGCACACTAAAAGTGCCAGCTGGAAAATAAAATGTGATGCGACCAGTCTGCAAATTGTCACCAGGCTGATCTGCCTGGGCTGTACCATAAATTTTCTTAGCAATACCATCTGGATCGATACCAGCAAAATAGACTGTCATACCAGTCAAATCTTTAGGCATCCCATTGCTTGTGATCCAAAGCTTAAGATAACTTTGAGCATCGGCAACACGGCCATTAAAATTGCCGCTTAGATCGATTGCAGTTGGTGCCGGTTTAACTAAGTCTAATTGGATATAAGTGTTTACTGCCAACTAGCTCACTCCTTCCTTTAAATACGGTGCGATATATAAATAGCAGCCGTTGAGCTTATCCTCGATCGACTGCCAATTGTTGTTGATATTAATTTTGTAATCAGCAAATCCAAGTGTTTTTGGCTGCCACAAGTTGATTTGTGGTGTATCAGTGTAATTAGGTGCACCAACAATGCCATAGCTGTTAAATCGACTAATTAAGTCATTAAGCACATCCTGTAGCTGATTAAACAGTTGATTAAGCCATAGATAAGCCGCTCGGTTGAGATAATTGCTTGGACACTGAGTAATAGCCGGTAGCGTCGGTGCGCCAAAATCAAAAAGACCATCAAGGTCTTGATAAAGCTCGCTGATCGACTTAAAAATAGTGACGCCGTTTTGATAGGTGTTACTTAACAAAACCGGCTCAACATCATCTGGCAACCGTGCCAGTGTGATCGCATTACTCATCTACTCGCCTCCTACCATGTTGTAACTAATTCCCAATCTGACCAAGCTGTATCAGAGATGCCAATACGCACATAAGTCAGTGGTCGAGCCGATAATGTTGGCTCAAATGTTTGTCTTGGTCGACCGAATCCAGTATCCGTACCTGGCACACGTGTACTCAAAATACCATAAGTAGACGTTTGACCACTTACCAGTGTTACCCCAACATTATCCGTCTGTTTGAACTCACGAACTTCTTTTGCTGGGTAATTTGTCTGGTAATACGATGGTGGGCTGTTTACTGCACGCCCATTGGTTGTACTGTTGCCGCCGTCTATAATCTGACTAACTGCATCCTTACCGGTCGGTCCCTGTGGCCCAGTGGCTCCGGTTGGTCCTTTAAGGCTTGCTAGCCATTCGGCTTCTGTGCCGCTAAATCCATCAACAACAGCCAACTCATAGGCTGACTTGCCGTCCGCACCTGATTGTCCGGATATTGTGCCAATCAAGTCCTTGACGGTGTTATAAATCAAAGCGCCATTAGCAGTCGCCCAAACTGATAGATGGCTGTCTAGCCCCGTGACCGCTTCGGGCGCTACTTCCGGATAAAATTGTTGCTGATTTGGGTAAAGCAGCGGAATAATATCAATCGCCACCGACCTCACCCACTTTCTCGCCAAGCAAAATATTCGGTGCAAATACGCTTGTCTTATTTTTAACGTTACTAACTGCCTGATTAATTTTCGTTGTCATACTACGCTGATAATCCAAAATTGTTTGCTCCGTGTTATTCAAAATAATATCCGTTCCTTGAGTTGGGTCAAATGGGTACCAGGTGTAGCTCATTACCTGTACATCTGTTACAAATGATTTAGGCCGTATTTCAAGCCGTCTCACTTCACCAGCAATTGGTTTGACGTTCGCACTAGCGATTACTTCAATCGTTAGCGCTGGATTGGGCTGCAATCGGGACTTGGCATAAGCTTCCATAGATACTGCACTCGTAAAACGATCGTCTGAAATATCGTCACCGATATGCAACCCCCATTTTTTAATCGAATCATCGTCGGATACTGTGATTGGGTTAAAGTAATAGCTAACCGCACCACTATCGGTTCCGGTGTCCTTTTCCTTGCCATACGCCTTAACTTGATTAACCAAGGCTTGACTATCATTCGTAATCTTCACTTCGTTAGAATTATTCGGATAATCTAAACGGCCGCCTAAGTTTTGCTTAAATGCTTCGCCTGAATATACTCGAATAATTTTATTGTCAGGAAAGATCACCGCATCCGGCCACGTTCCAAGAATTTTGCTCAAACAATCCTTACCACTGCTGTTGCCCAAATCAGTGATCACCTGCTTGTCAAAAGTACCGTTAACCTGATAAGTAAAACCGTACGTGTTGCCCTTAAAATAAAAATCGAGCACGTCTGTCACGCTATACGTTTTGTCACCAGCATTAACGTTCCGTTGCCGAATTCGGCTCACTTCGTTATAAACATGCATACAAGTGATTTGTTTAGTTTCGATTCCGCCAACAATATCAGGCTCATTGGTTTTAACGATATATTCTTGACCGTCAAAAAAGATGCTAGCTTCAACATCTAGCATTTCGTATGCTTCACTGTGATTATCCCAAGCCGTAAATTGCACTTGATAAGTGCTGTTTTGTTCCCACTGAGCCTGAAAGCTGTTGAATAAAATGCAATTCAACAGCTCTTTGTCGGCGCTATTCAGGCCCTTTACAAGGACTTTATCCAATGTAAATAAACGGGAAACTAAAATTAATATCAACATCAGTCGCGCCGGTAACTGATATTGAATTCCACCCAGTGTTCAGAGTGATATTGCCGTAATCTGTATTAACGCTTGCTGGATTGCCGTTAAGCGTGGTATTCACACCATTTAAAATAATCTTATCTGATTTCACTGCAGGCTTGTTATAAGCCCACGTTGTGTCATTCGTAGTATTAGTTATTTTTAAAGAGTTGCCATTAAACGAAGCTTCAATTCTAAAATCATGTCGTTGCTCATAAGGTTCAATCGCAATATCACTTGGGTTATATACTTGAAAATTAGTTGTCGTGAAATGATAAGGGCAATCCTTATCAGAAGGTAGATACATCCCCATTTGAATTAATTTATTATTTGTATCAATTTCATCGCTTCTTGCTAATGAATATTTGTATCCACTAGGATTGTCGAAAGGAATCGTAAATAAACTATCATGCGAATAATCCTCTGTTGGTGCAATATCGAATGGTGTCGCCATAACATATTTAACTATCGCTGGCTCTGCATCAGTTCTAATCCTAATTGATTTTCGGCTACTAAATAAGCGATATATTTCATGTTTTGCTAATTTTAAATCATAATAACTACCAAATCGTAAATGAAAGTTCGCGTTAACTGTGCTTTTATCAAAATTTGAAGCAACTAATATTTGTCCATCTACACCGGTGTTTTGCTGATAAGTGTTCAATATATTTGGAGATGTTGAATCTCCTAAGAACTCCAATCCATTAATGACAGCTGACACCTCAATTTCGGCATCATTGCCAGCCTTAACATATAGTTTTGGCTTTCCCATAAATCTCTACACCTCCTAACGCAATGACTGACTAGTTTTATAACCTTGATCACGAGCTTGTTGCCGATATAATTGATCCTTGCTAAAAGCAGATTGCTGAATAGCCTTGACTTGTGCCACATTGACACCCAGTAATTGTGATAATGAGTTGTTAAGGCTAGTTAAGCCAGCGATAACAGCTTGCAATTGTTTAGTGCTGCCGTCAGAAGAGCTAGTGACCACATTATTAGCACCGTCTTGGCCCTTGAAATAGTCAAGAGACTGCTGCATTACTTGATAAGCGCGGGATCGTTTAGACAAATCAAGGGGTACAACTGCTTCTGGCATGTTGCCCTCGGCCATTTCAACCATTTGGTGTTGTCCAACAATTCCACCATTTGCCATCCGCTTATGACCAGTTGGACCCCAGCCTCCAGATACGCTTATATCTGCCAGCCAGTTAGAATCATTAAACATCGCTAAAAGCTGAGTATAACCGCTTTTTAAAACTGCTTTAACACCTTTTGGAACCCAGGCGCTTAATGTTGGCTGTATATATTGCAATAACCCTTTAGAAGGTGTTCCTTTAGCCGCATTTGAATCAGTATTGTTTTGAATTGTCGCACTACCATTAGATTCTTGCGTGATTCGTTTTAAAATGGCGGCCATTCCGGCAGAAGTCAGGTTGACCTTCATCTTAGCGGCAGCTTTTTTAATCGTTGATTTCCAGCGGCTAACGCCACTACCACTAGGATTGCTAGCTGAACCAAAATCACCAGATGCCTTAACCAGCTTGCTTAGAGCATTAGCAATTCCATCAATCGATTTATCAACCATTCCCTTTGACGCGCCCCGCTGCATGCTCCCAACACCAGAAATACTATTAATGTTAAAAGTTTTTGCAGCTAAATCTTCTAGTGTTTTTTTGGGGTTAGTGATTTTGCTTAAAGCATCACTAGCCGCGTCAGAAACATCGTCAAATACATCAGAAGCACCACTTTTAATTTTGCTTAAAAATTCAGCTATGCCAGTCGTTCCCTTGGCATAACCAGGTAGATTTCGTCCATAATTCCCTGCTAAAACTTTTTGGGTATCCTGAGCATTTAAAATCTGATCGCCAGGTCTAACATCGATAAATTCTGGGCCATGTGCACCAATTAAATCAACGGTTCCAGACCATGGCTGATATTTAAGTTCCACACCAGCTTCACCAACTAGCGCTCTGCTAGCTTTAGTAATTCCGCCACCAGTTGCATAGGCTCCAGATGTTGCCCGTGTATAGGCAAAACTAGAAGAACCAGCATCAATGGCTTTAACGCCGAAGGGCTTGGTCAATCCATTGAAGAAACTAGCGATAGATTTCCAAATACTATGAGTGCCTTCACCTTGCTTCTTGTTGGCTTCCATCGAACTATTTGCTTGGTTAGTAGCATGCTTTACGACGCCTTTAGACTGACTTTCGGCCGCAGCGTTAACATCATCACGCTGTCTTTTTGATTTATCAACGGCATTGCTTCGCTGTTTTTCGGCCTTGTCAACCACCTGTTTACGTTGATCTTCCGCATGTTGTTCAATCTTATTTGCTTGCTCTTCTGCGGACTTAATTGTTGAATCGCGTTGCTGTTCAGCTTTCTTTTTAACATCGGCACGCTGCTGTTCGGCCCACTTGCTATTACCTTTGTACTGATTATTAGCTGCAGAAACGGTGTCCTTATACTGTTTATTAGCAGCATTACGGACGTCACCCAATTGTCGCTCGGCAGCTTTAACTACTTTATCATGAGTATTATTAGCTGCAGAAACTCGCTTGTTATATTCCTGATTAGCAAGATTGACCGTCTGCTTATATTCCTTTTCAGCAGTGTTTACCGCGGTCTGTAACTGCTTATTACTCAGCTTCCCCTTATCAGCATTAAGCTTTTTAATAATTGCTTCTTGTTTATTTGATGCCTGCTGAACTTTCCCATTTAAAGTGGTATAAAGCTTAGCTTCTTTAACTGTAGTCTGAGTAGAAAATTTTAATTTTTGCTGATCAAGTGCTTTAGACTTTTTGTTTTCATCAGTTTTAATTGCCGCTGCTTTTTTAGCCTGATCTTTTTGAACTTTTTCGGAATTGGCACCATATTTAGCGGTGTCTTTTAAGATTTGGTTATCCCATTTCTTTTTATCAGCAGCAATCTTTTTATTCCAAGTTGTCTCTAGCTTGGCTCTTGATTGAGCATAATATTTAGTGATGGCATTGCGATCGGCTTGCGATAACTTTTCAAGCTTTGAAGCCTGCTTACCTTCATCGCCAATTGCTTTCAATCGTTTCTGATATTCAGCTTTGGTTAAATCACCATTTTTATAGAGCAAAGCAATATCTGCCTTGTCCTGCTTTTGCTTAGCTGAGTAATATTTTTTGGCTTCAGCCGTCAGCTGAGCGTAAGCTTTTTTAGAACTTTCAGCTTCAACTTTAATTTTTGGTATTTTTGCTTGTTTAAAAGCCTTAGCTAATCCCTTAGCAATATTTTGTGCAGTTTTAGTGCTGCCTAATTGGTCACCAATACTAGCGCCAATCATGACGCCGGTTGGCCCGCCGATAGCACCAATGGCACCGCCAATTACAGTACCAGCTGTTTTTCCAACAGCCTTGTATTTATCCTGAGCTTTGCCTGAGCCGATAGCCTTAGCAATTGATGAGCCGGCGTCCCAAGCAGTAAGTGCTAGACCAGCTCCGTTGATCAAGCGCCCACCCAATGATTTGCCTAATAAATTCCACTTACTGCCACTTTTAGTAACAGCCTTTTCGGCATCACCAGCTAATCCGGCACCATTGACAGCAGTACTACTAACTTCAGTTGCAGTGCTTTCAACTTTTCCAGCTGTGGAAGTGACATTTGTACCAGTACCACCAACTTCAGAAGCAGCCATTTTAGCCTTTGCGTTAGCTTCATAAGCGGCAGTCTGGGTTCCAACCAATTCAGTTTCAGCGGCTATCCGTTTAGTCTCACGAGATTGAATTGCACCAAGTTCAACAAGCGAACTCTTAAATTTCGCCATCTTATTAATCGCCCAGATGGCACCCAGTGCGATGCCAATTCGTTCAATATCTTTATAATGTGTCGCTGCGAATACACCTATTTTTTCAATGTTACCTGCAACTTTACCGGCTTTCTCCGCAGTAGCTTCAATATCCTTGCGAAAGCCTTTTTCACCAAATAATTTAGTCAAACGATCTGCTGCATCAGTCATGTATGGAAGTAGTTTAGACCCAAACATAATCGTTAAATCAGACCATGCTTGCTTAAATCGCTTCTCAGACATTTGCGCTGTCTGACTATTTTTGTCTGCAAGTTGTTGAACGTAGCTGCCTTTATCTCCAGCTTTTTGAACTTTATCAGCCAGCTTGTCTAGTTCATCATTATTTTGGGCAAGAATGAGCCCAGCTTGTTGTCCAGTAGTTCCAAATAGACTCTGAAATACAGCGTTTTTCTCCCCTGTACCCAAATCTTTAGTTTTTGAATTGACCACGCCCATAACAGTAGATAAATCTTTTAAATTACCGTTGGCATCTTCAATATCGGATTTTTTAATACCTAATTTATTGAGCATGTTGCTTTTACTGTCAATAGATTTAACGGAAGTGGTTAAACTGTTAATAACTTTTCGTAACCCAGTACCGGCCTTATCAGCCTCTAAACCGTGATTGGATAAAATGCCTAAGGCCGCACTAGTCGTAGACAATTTAATCCCGGCACTATGGCTTGAATCGCCAACATACTCCATACCTTTGCCCAAATCACTAAAACTAGTTGCTGTCATATCAGCTGAGTAAGCCAATTCATTGACCACAGATTTTGTGTTTTTAGTCATTTTAGCGGTGTTATTTGTCCGCATACCGAAAGCATCGACTGTTTGACTTGCAACTTTGACAACATCACTAAAATCATCACCGCTGGCTACAGACGCCTGAAGCTCCGAACGCATTGCGCCCAGAGCTTCTTTTGATGTGTAACCACGTTTTACTAATTCTTGATATTGATCTGCAATTGATTTTTGAGATTTACCGTATTTAATTGAATATTTTTCGCCATCAGCTTGCATTTTTGAAACATTTTTTGTAGCCTCAGCAGCTTTTTCTCCGCCGGTTACAAGTAAATTATTTGTCTGAGTATAACTGTTTTGTAGGGTCGACGCTTTTTTTGCACCAGATAGTGCCGCAGCACCAATTAGAGCAACACTACCAGCGGCAACAACAGCCCCACTTTTAATACTGCTTAAACTAGACTTCATTTTTGTACTCGCAAGCGAAACACTGTCACGTGCTTTTGCACCAGCTGTTGAAATTCCGCCAACTGAGTGATTAACTTTTTTTATCGCTGACTCATTTAATTTATATTTAGCAGTCAAATCACTAACACGGATAGATTGTTCTCTTGCGTCCGTGGAAGCTGCTCCATACTTACTAGATAACTCTGACATACGAGCTTTCTCGGCGGTTAATTGGGCTTTCATACGTTCATGAACGCTGACTAACCCAGTAAGTTTTACTTTTTGAGCTTCATAATTTCGACCTTGAGCTTCTAAAACAGACACATTGCTTTTAACAGAGCGTTCTTCTAACTCGGTTGCTTCTTTTAATTTCAGCACACCAGAACGCTGCAGATCTAATGACTTTGTTGCCCGCTCTTGCTGAGCCTGCAAATTAGAGATTGACCGTTTAGCAGATTCGATCTGGTTTTCATATTTAATATATGATTGCCGACCTTTTTCAGTTGATTGATCTAGCCCATTTTGCTTTTCACGCAATTTATCAATGACTAAGTTTTGTGCATCAATTGCCTTACCCGCATCTTTAACCTTTTGGGCATAGGCGGCCATCACACCTTCGCCAGATTTAACTTCAGTAAAGTTAGACTGCATTGCTGATTTTAAAAGTTTGGCTTCGTCACGCAAAGTTTTCAATGAGCGAGCCATGCCACCGTCATCTAAATCAATCGCAAATTGATAGCCCTGAATTTTTTCCATTTAATTTCCCCCTTTCTAAATTAATCCCGCTTGCCTAGCCACCTCGAACGGGTCCTGAATACGGTCTTTACGTGATTTTGCGTTCAATGCGTCCTGCATATCACTGTATGAGCTATCATAAAATTGTTGTGGCAAAATACCCTGTTCTAAAAAATTCTGTGCCATATAATCAATGTCTTCCACAAAATTGTTAAGTTGCCATGCTAATCTTCTTCTGGCAATTTTGGGTCTGTTTCTGCCTCTGATTCCGTTTCGTCGTCATCATCTAAAGACGGCAATTTGATACCTAAAAACTTAGTCAAAAAATCATTAAAAATAGCATACTGATCACTGTATGATTGGTCCGCTAAATTGGCTTTTTCTTTTGCTGTTAGATCTGCAATATCAGCAATTTTGTTAGCAATTTCTTCCGTCATCATTGGTTGATTCCCAACTAGTTCTGCAATGTCGTCATCATCATCACCTGTACTAAATTTACTGATCAATGTTTGGTAATGTTTAGCAGTTTTTTTTACATTTTTTGAAGAATCAATAATCTTAAAACTCTTATCTGGGATCCCAATTATTTCACCATTAAATTCAACGAACTTAGCCATTTAAAAGCACCCTTTCAGCAGCCGCCCCGTCAGGTATTGTTAATTTCTTTGGCGACTTTAATTCAATTTTTTAAGCGTGGGTTGAAGTTGTATCACCACTACCAGTTGGAGTAGTTGTGCCAGTGGCACCAGTGTTATCAGCAGTAACATAAGTTTGACCAGGAAATACTTCATCGAACATTGCTTTTTTATCAAATTTAGGGTCATCTGAGTGGAAGACTGCATACGGTTTACCGCTAAATGGTGCATAATTAAGCGCCGTAAATGTTAAATTATCATCTTCACGCGTTTCAGCAGTATCAGTATTTGTTTGGACGTTCTGTGCAGTTTCATTAAAAACTCCACGACCAAAACAAAAATAAATTGGCTTATACGTAATTGGCGATTGAGATTCTACAATTAACCCACATTCAACGGGCGTATCAGCATCAATATAGCCGCCTTTTCCATTTGAAACTCGACCTAGAATTTTTTCTTTGACCAAGTAATTAATTAAATTAGAATCGACTGCTACAGAAGGTGCTGATGGTGGATTAGACACGTCTACCACCTCATTGTTACCCGTGATCTTTGTCGGTGTACCAGACAAGCCAGTGATGTTAGCAGACTTTGTACCTAAATTTCCTTTTGATTTATCTGTATCAAGGGCATAAACACCAGTGGCACTAAGGCCTTGATCCACATCCAATACAGCTGAACCATCAGCTGCTTTTAATCCGGTATATAACATTTTTAAACCAATTGCTGCCATGTTAAATTTCCTCCTTTGTGTAAATAAACTTCAGTGTATTTTCAATATTTTGTGTGTCCGGCGTAAGTACGTGACCGACGTCACTGTTGCAGTACAAGCCGTGATTTAATAACCGCCACTTTACCGCAGTTTCGATTGCTTCCATGTCCCCCTGATAATCTTTGGGATAATAAAACTCAATCTGTGCTTGCTTTTTAGTGCTGATCGGTTGACCGTTGCCGTAGTTTTGACTGTAATCAGGCAATTCTGTAATCAGCAAAATTGGATCGTCGGTGTTAGAATCGTTGCCAATAGAAAAAGCGTGGATATGCTCCACACTTAATTTTGGTAATTGTTTAATTTCGCTAACTAAAATACTTTTGACATAGCTTGCTGAAGTCATTTGCCACCACCAGCCTTTTTAGCTAGTTCAGCTTTTAATGCTGCAGCCACAGCCGCTTGCACTTTGCCTTTGGCCTCACGCTGAGTGGCTTCCCAAAAATGAGCACCAGAAACACGCGGATAGGTTTTACCGGCTTTATCTTTAGGCGTCCAGCCATCATTTTGAAAGCGACCGATATAGCCTTTATTTTCATCAGCGGTAAAGCCGACAACTACCGCGCCATTTTCTTTTTCATCTTTAACAAGTGAATCACGCAAATGGCGTTTTTCACCTTTACGCAAGTGATCGCTTTCCGGAATTTTGGGCTTCATCGTTTGGATAAAAATTTCAGCACCGGCAAGGTTAGCTGCTAGTTTTTCAGCTGGTCCAATTCCTTTAGCTAAATTATCTAAAATCATATCAAAGCTTTCTTCATTGCCGATTTTGCTAGCCATGATTTACCTCCCATTTATGACAAGTGATCAAGTCGTAACCGTCTGGTGGCAGACCATCATCAAAATTAACATTGTCAATCTGATAAACTTGCTTGCCATCTTTTCTCAGTAACATGCCTTCTTCAACTTCCAAATTGTGGCGGATAAAGAATACAGCCACATTTTTAGCGGCCATACCGGCTAAACTGAGTGACTGCTCCAGTGACAGTGTCCATTGCCCTGCCCACAGTGTAAATTGTGGGACAAAGCCTTGAATAGGCTCACCCGTATTTTGATTAATGACATCAGTTGCAGATTCTGTGCCGAATTCTAATCGCAAACACATTCGCGATGGATTAATTGCCTTGGTCATCGCTAGTCGCCTCACTTTTCTCTGCATAAAGCCCACGTAACTGGCCAACAATCGAATTGACTGTTAAGTCAACTGGCAACGCGGCAATGGCTGATAAGGACGCACGGTAGGTGTAATAAGTGGATGCTAGTGCCAAAACCGCAGTATTAAATAAATCAACCACACTGGCATCTTCATAGAAACCATATAATTCTGTGCCGATCGCCGATTTAACATAGCTTTGTGCGGCTGCTAAATAGCCTTTGAGCAAAGTGTCATCAGCGGTGCTGTCAATTCTTAGCGATAATTTTAAATTATCTAAAGTGAGCATGGCTGCCGAATCATTATTTGTTGCCATTTAAATCACCACCTAGCTTGCTGCTGTAATAGTTACAGCAACCGAAGCCTTGAAAGTGCCACTAGTAAATGTGACAGTTACAGAACCAGCTGCAATGCCAGTGATATCAAAACCACCAGCGCTATTAACTTTAACAGTAGCAATCTTGTCATCACTAGATGCCGCTGTAGTTGCTGAAACAATTGCTGTAGCATTATCGGCGTCAGCTGGATCAGCTGTAACCGTCACGGTCTTAATTGCGCCAACTGCTTCACTTAACGTTTTCTGACTGGCTAATAAACCAGTTACTGGATTGCTGGCTGATGTTGACGTGCCATCGTCACTTCCAGACGGCGCTGCTATTTTGACGCTGCTACCAAATTACCGGGTTGATCGGCAATCGTTGTGAATGTGCCCATAACCATGGCTTCATCATCAGCTTGTTGAACATCAAAGCGATCAATAACCCGAATTTTAGTGCTGTCGTTTTCAAAAGCACCACCACCAATGTTAGTGGTCAGCAAGCTCATTTGTTCGCGATCAAACAGCGTAGCAAATTGTTTAGAGTCACCGAAATAGAGTGGGTGCTCGTTAACTGGCGCGTTGGCTGTGCCGGTGTTAACATCTGGCATCCAGCGATCACCGACAACATGGACAACCTTGCCACCGATTGTCCATTGCTCTGGTTGGGTTGGATCACGCTGTAATAAATAACCGCCCATTGCGTTCTTAATCTTAGCCAAAACGCCTAAACCACTTTGGTTAGTGATAAAGCTAGAAGTCGTCAGCAATGCAGGGTCGAGTTTGGTCAACTCTAAATCCTTAATGTCATCAAATTTCGTCAATGGCACTTGCTTGGCGGCATTAAATACTTTCAAAATTGCTGCATTGCGAGTGACAACAACTTTCTTGGCAATCCATTGTGATAACCACGTGATGATGTTTTCGGCGGTGTCTTTTAATAACGTATTTGTAATAGTTGTGATTCCCGCATAACGGTGAATTAAGTACTTGATCGTATGCAAACGAGGATCGTCGTTATCACCAATTTTGGCCGTTTCGTCATCAAGATTAGTTAATGGAGTAACGTCAGTCCATTTTTCATAAACACGGGAACCATTTGGCATTGAAGTTGCTTCACGGTTAACGTATTGCTCTAAAGCGTCATATTGCCGCACTAAAGTGTGAATTGTTGTCTGAATGTCGTCCGGAATAGTTAAGCCAATGGCATCACCGTTCGCGTCGGTTGAGGACGTCACCATGTTCACTACTTTAGGGTCGCCCTTGATCATGGCCTTAAAGTCTTTGATAAATTGGGTTTTCTTACTCTCATAATTTTTGCTAGGGTTAACTGGTTTTGGTTCATTAGACTGATTGGCCGCACTGGCTTGAGCAGTCTCCAACTGTTCCTTCAAAGCATCACGTTGCGCCGCGGCAGTGTCATGTTTTTCTTTCAAATCCTTGTAATCTTCTACTTTAAAACCGTCGTCTAAAGCGGCAGCGGCCAATTTATCGCCCAAATCAGACACCTCTTGCCCTTTAGCAATCCATGCCTGATTTAGCTTATTGATATTTTCATTTTTAACGAACATTTAGCTTTCCTCCTCATTTTTTGCCAAACAAAATAGCCAGCTTCTGATCACGGAGATCATGCTGACTAGTGATTTTGTTATCATTTTGTGGTGCTGCCTTATTAGCAGTAATTGATGCCATTAGTGCTTGCCATTTCGTCACTGCTTGCTTTGGCACAACAGTACCGGCACCGGCAAAGGCTTGCAACGCTTGTTGCTGTTTCTCTGGCTCTTTTTCGTCAAAAGTCAAAATAGAATCAGCGAAACCGTATTTGACAGCGTCATTGGCGCCAAGCCAAGTTTCTTTACTCATTAAATTAAGCAAGTCACTGTTTTTCATGCCAGTTTTAGCCTCATACGCGTTCGCAATCGATTCATCAATCCCACTTAACACCTGTGATTCGTGGGCCAAATCTTCTGCATTGCCTTGCATGGTTGACCATGCCTTGTGAATCATGATTTGCGCAGTCGGCGAAATTTTTACATCATCAGCCGCAACGGCAATTACAGATGCGGCACTAGCCGCCAAGCCCTGAATTACTGCAGAAACTTTAGCTGTGCTTGACTTAAGTTGCGTATAGATTTCCGAAGCGGCGAACACGTCACCACCATTAGAAGCAATCTGTAATTCAACGGTATCGCCGGTTTGAACTTTAGCTAGCTGATCGCCAACCTTTTTTGGGCTAACGTAATTAGTCATCCCGAAAAAATCATAAAAATCAGCGGTATTGTTATCAATCACATCACTTTTGATTGGGATCACGATTTTGGTCATCTGGATCACCTCCTTTCGCTGGCAATGTGGTTACTGGTGCTGCATCTGGCATATCATCACTAAAATAGCCAGTTTCCTTTAAAATCCAGAGTGCTTGGCCAGTATCAACCACACCATTTTTCTTAAGGTTAGCAATCTGATTTGCGTAAGTGTCCCCATTTGCATCAATTGCCGGCCGTAGGTTAGTGCTGATACGCGCAATTAATTTGTTATTAAGTTCGGAAACAATTGCCTGCGCGTAACGATTTAAGGCGTTGGCATACATCCCTTGAATCATAGGTAGAGACGACTGTTGATCGCCTTGACCGTTTAAATAACTGTCCGGAATACCATAGACCTTAGCAATTTGCTTTGAGGTCCAATCGGTCTGCGACAATAACCCGGCAATATCGCTTTTAATTTCAAGCGGTGTCCATTCTTCCAAATCATCAATGACAATTGGACCACCATTTGAATGACTGACTTGCTGCATAAATTGACGTGATCGCGCCGCCTTTTTCTTAGCATCAAGCAAACCGCCCTTCGTTTCCTTTAAAACACCAGGCGCTAGAATAGATTTTGCCAAAGCCGCGAGGGTTAAACGATTAGACTGCTTCTTGATTTCCAGTTCACTGTGCAATGCATTTAGTGGACTGATTCCGACCATGCCACCAGAATTACTCAATAAGCGGAAATGCAGCATGTTATCCTGTGGCTCATACTCCTTAACACCTTCATTTGGCTCATCAAAAGCCACGGTGTAGAGTAAGCCGTTTCCATCATTTTGAAGAAAAGTGCTGACTTGCGAAGGTCGCAAATACTCTAATCGCTGTAACATTCCGTTACGGTTGCGCCAGATATAGGCAAAAGACTCACCAGCAATTAACAACTGACTAAACATAGCCTGCCAAAAGGCATGGCCATTAGTCGTTGCGCTTGGATTGTCTAAGAAGCTCTGAATCTGTGGCTTATCGGCAACTAATTTAGAACTGGCTAAGTCGCCGCTAATTGTTGAGATAACACTATATAAATCAGAATTGTGTAAGGCTCTAGTAGCAGAAACATAATGATTCTCACCGCCCGGATTTAAAGAATTAATAATACTTGGATCGCTAAACGCGATATCTTGGCCGCCAACTGATAACGAATTGCGAAAATTATGCGGATTAAATAGCGGCATCAACTACCACCCCCTTTACTGAAATAAATAATTTCCGCCAACCAACCCATAACGGCCAACGAAATTGCTGTGACGATACCACCCCAAAACCAACTTGCGCAGTAGACGGTGACGTCCAGTAAAACGATCGCGGCCAAATAAAAAAGCCCGTCAACAACGCTGACAAGCTTGTGCTTAACGTTATTTAATAATTTTCTACCAATCATCATCACCACCGCCTTCATCTAGTAACCCAGAATCTGGATTTTTAAACCAGTCCAGTACTTCTTGATCGCTCATTCGTTCGACTTGTTTCGCTGGGTTATTAACGTCAGCAAAATCTTCAAAATGGTACATTCCCTGATAAAGTGCATCAATCAAGGCATCAACCACATCAATTTTTAGAGTTGCCGCTGCTTTGTCAACTTGAATTCCGATCTTGTCTTCATAGATTTGCGCATTGATTAAGGCCTTTTCCATAATTCGATCGTCTAACCGACTGATTGAGCTTTCGACAAAAGCCGATTGCAAAAACTTTGTCGGGTCTTTCAGCTCGCTGGTGCGTTGCCGAATATCTTCGATTGGCCATTGCACATTCAATTCAAGTTGTTTAGTCACATTGGTTGCACCCCACGAATCATAGCCAAAAAATAAAACGTCCAAGCTGTGATCATCAACAAAATTTAATAGCCACTGATAAACTTGATCATCATTGATTAATCCTTGTGGGTGACTAGTAATCGTGCAAAATCCTTTAGCCGCTAGCTCCCGATAATTAATGCCATCTTGTTTTTCCTTAGCATCAATTGAGCCTGCCTTTTGCCACGGAATAAAAGAGTGCTGTCGTAAATGCCACATTCGCTTGCCTGTGATCGGATCATTATATGGAAAAGCGAACCCGATCGCAGTATTGTCGGAAAACATGGAGTAATCGTAACCGATATAAACTTGACGGTTTTCAATTTCAAAGTCTGGCACAATAGCCCGCTCAATATCAGCAAGTTTTAAGTATGAGTTTGTAGCTTCTTGTAGCCAGAGATTTAAATTTTTGTTCTGAAAGTCATTAAGCTCGCCGGTCATACTATCGCTATCTCGTTTGCCAGTTAAGCCTGCAAGCAATTGACTAGACTTATTTTTCAGTCCTAGTAGCGGATTAGATTTTATCCAAGTTTCCGGTTTATAGGTTTCGTCAAGCGAATCTTGACACCAGATCAAGCACAAATAATCGTCAGCTTTGCGGTCAAAATCCTGTTCCATGGTTTGCTGCATCATTTTTTCGTCATCATGAAACGGCACCGACGGGTCTGGATAAGCAGTGGATATCTGGATAAATTGATGATTCTCTACATCGACTTGGCCAGAGATAATCTTAGATATTTTCTGCCGTGTTTTCAGTTCACCAATTTCGTCAAAGACAGCCGTTTTAAAATGGAAACTATCATACTGACCAGATTCATGGCTGATTGCTCGCAAAACATTATTGACCTTAGTCATAATAATCTGGTCGCTTTGCGAGCTCAGCAATTTAGAATTTAATCCGTTTTGTACCGCATATGATTTAAACGGTTCGATATCTAAAATCTTGCGTAGCATTGATTTAACGTAGCCCAGTAGTTTACTAGTCTGTTTAAAATTGATTGAAGCCACCAAGTAATCTTGGTTAGAAAGCCCCATTGATTCGATCAAAAAACTATAAACGGTAACGATCGCCATTAAATAAGTTTTACCTTGTGCACGGGCAACCGAAACGATAGCACGGGCAAAACGCTTGCCGCCTAAATTATTGCGCCAACCAAATAATTGAGCTAACACAAAATTTTCCCATGGCATTAATTTACTTGGCTTTCCAGTATCAACGTCGGGACAAATCTTAGCGAACTTCAAAATCTTATTCGCATCAGGAACACTATAGGAATACGGAAAGTCTGGACTACCTTGCCGCTGTAAATCACGTAAGTGGCGAAAAGCTGCTAGCTTAATAAAATAGCCGGTAACCACTTTTTCGTCTAAAACATCAAAGGCATATTTGGTTCCAATATCCTGATATTGTTCACGAGTTGTAGAAAAATCAATTGCCTGATAAGCGCCCAGCACATCACGTGTTTGGGTTAGGTCAATTTTCATTAGCAAAGAACTCCTTTAATTGATCGGCAACCGAGCCATCGCTTTTCTTTTCCTCTGGGATAATTTCCATTAATTCAGCGCGACTTTTGGGTGACAATCCAAGCTCAGAACCAACTTTTGCCAGGTTCTTAATTGCTGAATCATAAATGGAGGTCATCGGATTACGCTTATAACCGACAAAATCAGTTCCAATTTTTTCACCTGCCGCATTTTGCACGGTTTTATAAATTGCTTGAACTTCATGATGATCTCGTATATGTTTGTATGCGTTCCGATAAATTTCGTACTGGGTGGCGTACATTTCGACCAAGGCACTGTCCGGTCGTTTCACATTTGCTTGTTCTTCTAAAAAAGGGACAATTTTGCGCCAGGCTATTTTGGCTTGGCGGCCTAAATAATCGGGTGGCGTTCGTGATAATTTCCCGCGATTGATATCTTTGTCGGCCTTTTTGACCAAAATTGTCACCTCCTTTAAATTGATTGACCCCCCTAGGATAAAATTATTAAAAATTGGTTTCTGCCAAGAGACGAGGGTAATGTGTGCGCTCTGCTGAAATCAATTTTAAGGGGGGCTATTGAATTTTAAGCTTACTTACGACTAACTATACTCAAATTGATTATCGCTTCTTAGAACGCTTAATTTTAGCTTTTAAGTCAACTTCATTATTGTTTAATCATCAATGCAACTACTGCTGCCGTGTCACTGATTGGTGTTACTTGTTTAAGCTCGTTGCCTTGTCCTATGCCATAGGTTAGTTGTTCCCAGTCCGTTTTGATACGATGGCAAGCACCACAGATCACGGCTAAGTTATCAGCGTTTGCTTTAAGTCTGCTGTCGAACTCAATCGGAACAATGTGATCAACTGTCTTGGCTGGTGTCAACTTGCCTTGCAGCTTACAGTACTGACACAAGTAATGGTCACGTTCTAACACTTGTTGCCTTAGGTGCGCCCACTGTCTTGTCCGATAGAAGTTATACTGCTGTTGCTTGCCATCGCTGCGCTTACGTGTGACTGTATTGTACTTGTGTGAGTACTGCTTTTCGTGTGACCTCGCCCAACGCTGCCTGCTAGCTAAGTACTCTGCTTCGTGCTCATAGTGCTGCTTGCAATAATGATCTGGTAACTCAACCATTGCATGGCAGCCAGGCTGTCTACAGCGTCTCACTCTTGACATTGCTATCACTCCAATATATTTTGGTGTTAATTTCCGACTCATTACATATCACCACACCTCGATTTGTTTTTCTTTAGCTGTGCGGTTTGGCTCCGCTTGGTTACTTGCTGTTTATGTTTGATTTCACGGTCAATCTTGGCTAGCAAATTACGTTCATACCAGCATGAGACTGTACCATAGTCAGTAATTCTCATGCCGGCACCGCCTTTCAATATGTAAAAAGAACGCCCATTTCTGGACGCTCCTAATAAGTTAGTTTAAAGCTTGCGATTGAACTGAATTTTTTTTAGATTTTGGTTAACGACATCCTTAAACTAACTTATCTGATAATACTAATTTAACACGTTGGCACTCCTAATGTACTCCCATTTTTGTCCCGATTTACTCCCATTTATATCCCACAATTATGCAGTGTAAGTACTGAGCAACTGCCAGCAATGATTGTGCTTTAACGCGGAAATACTTGGATGACGAAATATCCAAACGAATCATGGCAGTAAAATCAGGATGATCACTTTCGGCACCATCACAAAAACGAGCACGTAACAGATCACGGTGTGTTTGTCGCGGCAACGATTCAATTGCTCGATCAACAAACTCAATATAGCTTTTTCCAGCTTCGCGCTGTTCGACGAACTGTTGCGCATAAAATTCTTTTTCAGCGGTTGATGCCGCCGTGCCATCGCTCCAAGCAGATGTAATTGCTGGATTGACTGGCATGTTAGCAAAGCCGCGTTTTTGTCTATATTTTGATAGGATTTTTTCTGCTGCTTCACGTGTTTTTTCTTCGTCAATTGGTAATAGTTCCATCAATCCAGCCACCCTTATGATATAATTGAGTTGTTAATAGCTTAAGAGATGGCCGCCATTGTGCGGTTTTTTATTTACTAACACCAGCAGCTGTAATCTTAATGATTCTACGCAATTGGCAGCTTCGGCAAGAATCTACTTCACTTTTGCTCAACTCTTGAATAATCTGATTAGTTAAAGCTAGTGCTATATTTTTATCAGCTATTCGATTATTCAGATCAACAATTTCAGCCAGCATCTTCTTTTTCTTCATTGCTTGTCGCCATCGATCAATTCAGTCTGATTCGGATTGGCGTCTTCGCTATCATCAGTATTTAATTCAGTTTGTTTTGGCGTGATGGTTAAACCAACCATGCTATTAATTTGTGCCGCTAGTGCCACAATATTCGGCCCTAAAATAGGCGTGTCAACTTCAAGACTAAGCTTAGTAATTCCCTTATTTGTTGGGTGCACATCAGCTAATACCGCCGGAACCGCAATACTATTATCTTTGATTTCCGTCATAATAAATCTCTCCTTAAATTAAAATGGTAAAGTAATTTCGTTAACAACTTGATTAATTTCACGACTAGTCAATGTTTCATATGCGCGCCGTTCTTCATAGTGCATTTTATCTGGGTTGCCATTACAATAAATAATCGTCCGAATAATGTTTTCGTTGTGATCTTCAAAGATTCGTTCTAAATATTTTTTGAAAGTAATTTGTTCATGGCTCAAAATAATCGCCTCTAATAATTTATTGTTGCGCGAATATGAACTGTTTTCATCGGCTCATATAAATAAGCATTAGTTTTAAAATCATGTGCTCTTACAACTACACACTCCACATAACGCTGATATCTCATCGTAAATAACTTAAATCTGAGTTTAGCCGCTGCATCAATGGCGTAACTGGTAAAACCATTCTTAACATCGAACACGTGAATTATCTGGCCGGTGTCATCATAAATGACAATATCTGGCGTGTAGACAACATGTGGTATTTTCTTGCCGCCGTTGGTTACAAATGATTTCATGATTTCAAAACGCGGATGAACTTCAAAAATCAATCCACTTTCTCGAACAAACTTGCTGTAAAAGTCAGCTTCTTTTTTACTGTCGAAAGTGTAACCATCAATGATGACTTTATGGCCACGACTTTTTTTAGCTAATGACTCTGCCACGGCGTCACCTCCATTCAAAAGTAGCGGTGAAAAATAGCAGCTACTTAAAATTACTTTTTATCGTGTAATTTACGGCCGCAAATTGGGCAATAGTTAATTTTCATATAATCAAACGGCACACAATCGTCATCAATTTCAAAATCAACGTATAGATCATAATTCTCGTCAAGGGAAACTCTGAATCCACTATTGCTGTGATTAAATAACGCTCCGCAGCCACTTCCGTCAATATGACAGCATTCACAATTTTTTTGCTCCATCAAAACTGCCTCCGTAAAATTAAATGTTATAATGAACATAACAGCACCCCACACACCTCTTAGCAATGTGTCCAAAGTGGGGACTTTTTTGTTACCAAAAATTACTTTTTATCGTGTAATTCCGCCTGTAGCCGGTAGCCCTCAAGCTCCCAGATTTTATCAGTGATTCGATCCAAGCAAATCTGTTTACCCATGTCCGCATCATAATTAGCTGGATCAACAGACCCTGATGCTTCTGTAATGACAAAACCGGATGGTAATTTTAATGAAACCACTGTGACTTTATCAAAAACTGTTTCAGTTTTAATTTCGGATCGGTTCATAAGTGCTTCTATGTCAGCGTTTGTTATTGTATTTTTCATTTTTTATTCCTCCCTAAAGTTAGCTTTTAACTTGGTCTAATTTAGTTGCCATTTGTTTAGCAATAGAATCCGTGCTATCAAGCGCGCTCATTAAGTCCATGATTAATTGTCCTGGGTCTGGATCGACAACTTCTCCGTATGCTCTATCTAAAATATCGCTGTTTTCTTCAAATTGTTCCTTGTATTTTTGTAAATAACTCATGATTAATCCTCCATAAATTTAACTTTTAACGTCAAAGTGTTTGTTGCCTTTTGTGAAATAACCACTCATCCTAGCCAACCGACACAACCGCCGCCATCGTTTTCTAGTGGGTGCGATTGGCTGACCAAATAAATCAGGAAACTCTTCGGCGGCGTGCACCACCATTAAGTGCTCCCATTCTGATTTATTAATTCGATATTTAACCTTTTGCTTTCTTTTCAAATGCATTAACTCCTCCTTTGGAAAGCTAGTTTTTATTGTCAAAACGTTTCATCAATTCAATTGCTTCGGCACCATTTTCTTGTAACGTGGTAACGTCTTCTACACTAATTGCTGGTCCGCAAACTTCGTTGTTGATATTAGCGGCATAACGATTTAGTCGGTCAAATTCAGTCCTGCTCATTTCTACAACATCGTTGACTTTATAATTAATTCCCACACTATCTAACCAGCCTTGGTCGTCATCAACTGTTGTGATTCTAACTTTCATCTAAATCAACTCCTAAATATTGTTTTTACTTCCCAAAAACAAGAACTACACCCGCAGCCAACATGGCTGTTAAAACTATGGCCGCGGCCCAAACGCCTAACGCTTCCAGAACACCTACTGTTTTTGCAGTCATGTAAAAAAGAATACTCAATACTGCAATTAATAGCGCCAGACCGACAATTAAACTCATATATTTCACGTCCTTAAATTTAGTTTTTGTTGGCTGCTAGCCACTCAAATCCACGCGTGACCATGTCTCTAAACTCCTGCTCGTTGTTAACAATGGTTGTGGCTAGTGGGCTTAGATAGATGAGCTCATGTGGAAATACCTCTGCCGATTCAATAATTTTGATTTCGTCTGCCGCTATTTGGCCGGGTCCGGTGTAGCCGTCCATGCTGTTTGGTAGCAGGACATTCATAATATATTTTTGAAGCTCGGTCTCACGAATATCAACAAGATTATTCTTTTGTTCTTTGGCCGCTTTTTTCTTTCTTTCAGTCCAACCAATCGGCTCTATAGAAATTGACTCATCTGATCCATGTGTTTTAAGCCATTTGCGGTGCTGTGACGTTGCATAATTTTTAATTGTGGCTAAATCTAATCCAGCCTTTTGTGCCAATTCTTCAGCGGTTCCATCACAGATATATTCCTCGCCGCGATAAAACGCATAAATCCTTTTTCGATGGGTTTTTTGTGCCATTTTAATCACCTTTCTCAAGCTCTGTTTTTCATCTCAATAATTTCGTAATCCTGATCAAGTCCGCCGCTATCAACCAAAGCATTTGCATACTTTTCAGCGGTATCATAATCTTCGAAATCATCAATAAAATTACCTTCCGAATCATAAACACTGTAACTTTCCACAATTATCAGTTCCACTTCCTAAATTAGGTATTCAACTTCTACACCAATTTTTTTGAGATATGGTGCAATTTTTTTCTGTGCCGCGACAACGTCCAAAATGTCCTGCTTATCCATTGCTGGCACATACGTTTCAAAAAACTTTTTCCCAGCACTTTGTTCTTGCTGGGCAACCCACAGAGCGCTATTTAACACGTACTGCTGGTCTTTAATGACAGCCGCTAGTAATTGACCCTTTACAGGATTATCAGGCTTAGATTGGATTTTTTTGGCTTTGTGGAGCAGTTCTGTTGCCCATGCCATATAAAACTCAACACCAGCACTATAGTCATAGCCATTTGCACCCATGATCACCGTGAATTCTTTAAAACTCATAATGTGTCGCTTAAAATGTTTCGGCAAAAGTCTGCACATCCTTATAAAAATTAAAATCAAACTTAGCCAACTTACCTTCACGATTCTTTTTAAAGCTTAATTGCACACGCTGCCGATCATCACTGTTATTTGGATCATCAACATTACTCAGAAATGCGACCACATTAGCGTCCTGTTCAATTGATCCAGATTCACGTAAATCTGCTAGTGTGTCTTCTTGTTTTTGCAAAGAAGCACGATTAAGTTGTGACAACAGAATGATTGGAATATCTAACTCATTGGTCAACACTTTAAACGCTCGCGTAATTGAACCAATTTCCTGAACACGGTTCTCTGTGCGCTGATCAGAATGAAGCAATTGCAGATAATCAACTACCGCTAAATAATGCCCGCGTTTTGTTGCTAATGCACGACTACGAATTTGCGCAATGATTTGTGACGGTGTTTGAAAATTGTCATAGAATTGAATACCCATTTTAGTAAAACGTTTCATAGTGTTTCGTGCCTTTTGCTTTTCAACATCATTTAAGCGGTGTTTAGCATTATGAAATTTACTAACAGCTATTCCGGTTTCATTAGCTAACATTCGATTCCGATTTTCAACATTACGCATTTCTAGGCTAAATAGATCACCACAAAAACCTTCGTTATAAGTTGCCGCGTTTAGCAATAGATTCAATGCAAAAGCTGATTTGCCCACTGCTGGCCGTGCACCAAGAACAAATAAATTTCCACCACGTAATCCACCATTCAGTGCCGAATTCATAAGCTTAAAAGTCTTGATTCCTTCTGGCATATCCTGTACTAGTTCTTGCTCAAATCCATCCTGCAAGTCTTTAGCGGTTTCAACTTTAACTTTTTCTGGCTCTTTCATAGATGCCAACGCCATTTGTAAAGTAAATAAATTATCGTCATTAGGATTCTGTAAATATTTCATCGACGCATCTTGCAGCTGTAATTGATCGTAATGCTGATGCAGAATCTTTAAATGTGTGGCAAAGAGGGCGCGTCCAATATAGCTATTAATTAAATTATCCCAATCATCATTTGTCATCACATTTGGATACTTAGCGTCATATTCAGCTTTAACTTGATACCAGTCGCTAAAATCACCATTGATTTCATACAATAATCGACATAAATTCTGATAAGCTACGTTTGAAAAGTAGTCAGGCAAAACAACTACGGTTTGCACAAGAAGCGGATTTCGTAATAAGCCACCAAGTACACCTGACTCAGCTTCTCTATAATTATTAAATTGCACCGTCCTCACTTCCTATTTCAATCATTTTGTTTATTTTTTCAATTGATAAGTTTGCGCCCATTTTTTCAACCATTTTTTGAATTTCATTTGGTGTATAACCGTCTATACTCTGCCCAGTAACGAAAGATTGTAGTCGTTTGATTCGTTCAGATTTATCTTCCCGCTGTTGTACTGGTTGCTTAGCGATTTTCTGATTTAAGTAAGCTTCAAATTTTGGGCCAAATAATGTTTCAGGCCGTAAATACTGCATCATTTCACTTTGGCTCAACCATTCAGCTGATTTAACGTCAACAACTTTTTTGAAATCATCCAACCGCCAACCTTCTTTCCAACGAGCATGAATACAGTCTTTAGTTTTATTTGTTGTTGATCTAAATTTTTTACCAGTTTTATCATTAAGATATTCGACAATTTCAGCATACGGAATTTTGTCTATAACACGACTAGGTTTCTTCTTATCATTCTTTACATTCTTATTATTGTTCACTTGCTGTGGCAGTTGGTGTTCACTTGCTGTGGCAGTTGGTGTGGCAAATGCTGTGGCAGACATCTGTTTTTTATATCGCTCAAACCCTTGGTACTCGTCGTATTTAACGACTGTAAACAGTGTTCCTATATCGGTACTTTCAATTTCCACTCGTTTTTCTTTCACCAACTGTTCAATTTTCTTTCGAATCGTGTGTAATGAGTAAATTTTAGTGTGCCTTTTTTCAACGTATTCTAGGTCTTTTTGTAAGTTACGATACGATCTTAGAAACTGTCCACGCTTTAAATGAATACCTGCAATGTCGATACCCTCTCTGGCAAAAACGGCATTGCCATACACATAAAAGAAAATTCGAAACTTAATAATATCCGTCCAAACAGAGCTATCGAATATCTCTCTACTTGTCTGAAACGCCCCTTTCGCCATTGACTAATCACCTTTTCTTATGGAGCTTTCTATGACACTCTTCGCATAACGTCAATCCGTTTGAAACCACTAGCCTAAGGTCTGGATAATCAGCGAAATGCTTAATGTGATGCGCATTTAGTTTTCCGCCGACTTGACCACAGGTTTGACACGTATACTTATCTCTTTCAAATACAGCCGTTCGCCAACGACCGTATTCAGCTGAGTTGCGAATATCTTGAGCACTCTTTTTCCATGGCGCCTTTTTTCCAAACCAGATAATTACTTGACCATTTCTAACAGCGGCATGTGCTTTACCGAAAGAAAGACAACTATTGTCTAAAAACTCTTGCTCAGTAATAAGCCCTTCAAAATATCCACACTCCATACAAAAATGCTCATTGTATTTAGTTACAACCTGCGGCCATGATTCATTAATCTCTTTTCCACAACCGTCGCAACTATATACGGCAACTGGTGTAAAGCCATCGCCGTTAGGCCACTGCTCAACTCGTAAAATATTCATTACTTGGCCCCCAATCAGAAGGGAATGTCGTCATCACTGATATCAATTGAATTGCCGCTATTAGCAAACGGATCACTAGATTGGTTTGGTGTCGCTGAACCATTTGCAATCCCAACATTTGGATTACCGTTATTTGCATCCGGCCGCTTAACACCGTTAGGGTGACTTGGGTCTTTACTCAATTGGTGATAACCGCGAACCTCTAAATAAATTTTGCCTTTGTTGTTTGGTTCGGCCCAGTCGACATCAATTGTGAGCTGCTTACCATTAATGGCATTAGCAAACTGCGCGACTGAGTCAATTACTGCACCATCACTAGCGCCGACCGCTACTGCAATCGTATTAAAACGCTTGGTTGAATTTTCTAGGTCGTCCGTACTCCAAGTGATATTTTGGTAACGAATCTGGCCGCCTTTGTAAGTGCCATCCAATACTTGAAAATCAATTGAAATGTATTGATTATTGTTACTGGAATTGTTGACCATTGCTTTCACAATTTTAACGTTATAAGTCCCTGCTTCCGCTACACCTGTGCCAAACACGTTGTTACTATCTACTGTAAATAAACTCATAATTATTCACTTTCCTTTTCTGTTTTTAATAATTCGCTTGCTTTGATCAGTGTGCGATCATCAAGCCTATTTTTTGCATGGTTACCTGCTTCTGGATCTAAATCGATCATGCGCTGACCGTCATGTTTATAAATGCGACCAACCAAATCAAACGTTGCTGTGAACGCGTTGAACGTTCTTTCGTTCATGTCCGGCTGGAATCTACCGGCGCCGTCTAGCCCTGATGATCCATTATCGACTTGATGCGCGGTGGCGAAAATTGTCACACCACTACTACGTAACATGTCCCCGAGTTGCCGAAACCAAAGCTGCATCTTTTGATAATTCTGCCGGCCATCCTTTGATGCGTCATCAATATTTTCAAGGACAAAATTCTGCAGGGCTGACATATTGTCCAAACAAATTGCTGAATACCCACCGTTGATAATTGCTCGTTTTAGAAAAGCGATTATCACCGCTTGAATTTTCGGCATATCTGATGGCTCAAAAATGACAGTATCAATATTATCTTCTGGCTTGATAACACTGGTGGATCGATCAAATGTTAGCAGCAACTTCTTACCCGGAAATAATTTGAATAACGACGTTTTTCCAGTACCACCATCACCATAGATAAAATACATATTTGGCTCCTTCGGTAGTTCTCCGCTAACGTAGAATTTCATTTCATCACAACCGTTTCAGCTGTAATCTCGTTATTGATCATGAATTCATATAAGTGCCACATTTGTTTTTTCGTACAAGTGATTTTAACAACCCTTGTGTGCGTTTCCTCTACGATTTCGCCCGTGCTAGTATCGACTATTTTATTACCTTGCTGTTCAGTTTTTAACTTAGTCATTGCTTGTTCATACTCGGCTTTCTTAGCCTTTTCTTCCGCAGCACGTTTCATCTGTTCCTGTAAATAACTTAAATCTTGACCTTGTTTAAGCTGTGCAATCCATCCAGCCACGTCAATTTTTAATAACTCTGCATAATTTGTCACAGCGGCTATTCCCTCAGCAAGTCGCTTTTTATCCTGAGCCTTGAGAGTCATAGCACCGGCGATTGCATCAAGGCGCTTCTTTTTACTGAGTGACTTAGTCAACCAAGACTCATCAATTTCAATTTCACCAGGATCAACGTGATAATTAGGTGCCATTTCGGTAATCAGTGCTTTTACTTCATCAAGCCGCTGTTTTTTTTGCTGTTCCTCAAACTTTGCAATTCCTTGGTCAATTGGGTTGATAACTTGTTCAATGCGACCGATCATGTTATCAATTTCAGCTTTAAAATCCGTGTAAGGTTGATCAAATTTCTTATGAATTTCAATTCGCTTACTATTAAGCTGCTTTTTCAAACTATTCAGGCTTTGCTTAACTTTTTTGTCATCAGCCAAAGTTTGTTCCGTCACGACTAGTTTTTCATAGTGGCTGATATAATCATCGATGGCTTGGTCTAACTTGTCTTGATTATTAATAGTGATTAGGGTCGGTTTATATTCAACTGAAAAATCAAGCTGTTCACTAGCTGTTAACTCATTCATTTATTTTCCACCTCTAATCGATGTGCTAACCATGACTGACTTATCATTGTGATATGTGCTTACGTCAGCCCAAATAGTGTTATTAGTGCCGTCGTGCAACTTAGGTTTACCCCATATCGACACATAAGACTTCGCATTATTTAATGATTCGTTAAATCGATAGAATTGTACTGATTCAGCCGTATGATACAGCCGTAAAATTTTATGCTCTTCATCGCTGAGATATTTCTTTTTAATACGTTTATTCATGTTAAAACCCCCTATATGCTATAATGAGGCTGTTTGACAGACCTCATTTTTGATTAGTCCGCGCGGTTGTCCCCGTGTTGGGCTTTTTTTGCGCTTAAGTTCTCAATCTTATAACCAATTACTAACCGCTCAGCCACTGCAAAACTGTGACCGATATAAAACCAACCATGATCAAATCCAACTGGCTCATATGCTGATAACTCCACGTCATAAATTTCCTTATGCAGTAATCCATCGCATAGCGTTAGAGTAATACGCCAGTGCTTCATCTCAGCAGAAGCCAGAAAAACTTGATGATGACGCCCCGGATAATGATGCATCCAGTGATCATACCAACCCAGACTAAGCGGGTTGTTAATTCATCTTTACTCAAAGTAATAGCCCTCCTCATCTCGCATAGCTTGCTCATCGATTTCAGTCCAATTAATGTTCATTTTTATCAGCCTCTTTTCCAAGATGATATAAGCCTTTAAAAGCGGTAAATAATAGCACGCCGATTAAAATTCCGAATGTGAAACTTGCGACATCCACAGTCCAAACCATTTAGATCACCTCCTTACGCTTTTAGTTGATTATTAGCCAACCATTCTCGAACGGCCGGCGCATAATACTTTCTGTTTTTGCCTTCTTGGCAGTACGGAAACCCTGGTTGATAAAGATAATATTTATCCGCCGTATTAGGCGCGCAGTGTAAAATTTCCGCTGCCACTTGTTCACGCGTCATCATGTCTTCTCGTTTAATTTTTTCTGCGATAGTTTCATCAACTTTTGGCCAAATTTTTTCTAGCAATGGATCAACTAGCAGTTTGGCAAAAATACGGATAGACTTTTCGCTTAACTTTAATTCGTTCATTTAAATCACCTCACTGTTCATCTTCAATCTCGACATTTTGAATACCGTAACGGATAAACTTTTCTGCAATCCGACCAATCGAAATTCCTGTCTCATTTTTTAAATCAAGGATTTGTTTATGCAATTCTGCGTCAATAAATACTGGTTTAACGGCTTTACTTTCAGTTTGTTTAGTTAAAACCAATTTTGGTTGTGCCATTTTGTTATTTCCTCCTTAAACTGTTTGTTTTTGTTCAATCAGCGGTAAAATGTTTTCTTGCTTTAGCAGTTCATACAGGCCTAATCTGCCCTTTTGCGTCCATTTAGTGTTTAGTACAGCTTTTTCAGTGCCGTCTTTGCGTTTAACTATTGTGGTGTCAGAATGTGTCCAGCCAGTTAGCTGATATTTCGCATATAATAGCCAAGTGTTGCCTTGCTTGTAAATAACACCTAAGTCATGAAGCTTTTTATTTAATGCTCGACCGCTCATGCCGTAGTCCTTGGCAATGATGCTAACGGTGACAAGTGATTTATCAGCTAACACCCGATCGTAATAAGTAGCTTTAGGCTGTAACTCATTGACCTGTTGTTCAGCGATCAATCGTCCTTCGCGTTCAGACTTAAGCTGTTTAGCCAGATTGATAATTGTATCTGGGTTCAGCAAAGCTTCTTCAATTTTCTCTGGTGTCATATAAGCACCATGTTTGCGGATAGTCGGTAAAACCTCACTAGTGACCCAGTGCTTAAACCGCTTAGCCGATTCAAGGTGGCTACCGAAAATTAATGAGTAGACACCTGACTCTGAAATGATTGTCATATTTTGAGTTCCGCCAAGGGGGCCCTGAATTGGGGCGTCCTTTTTATCTTCGTTATCAACGTGGCTACTAATAGCATTTCTCGATTTTGCATACCCCAGAATCTCAGCTACATCTTTGCCGACAAAATATGGTTTGTTATCAATAATTACCGTTCGTACATAGTTACCCTCAAAATTAAAATTTTGTAATTCTTCCATTTATCACGCCTCCTTTAGTGTATAACGTTCCGTGGACTCATTAGTAAATAAAATAGCTTCCATGGGAATTCGATAGATTTCTGAAAATGCTTTTCCAAATGCCATGGGCACTTTTTCTGGTTCTTTTTCAAAGCCAGTGATTTTTGAACGCGAAATTTCTTTGCCAAAATACTCTGAGAGCTTTTGCGCTGCCTTATTTTGGCTGAATCCGGCATTAACTCTAGCTGCTTTTAATGTGATTTTTAGCTCTGTCATTGTGTCTCATCTCCTAACAACTATTAGTATAAGTCCACGCTTTGTTATAGTCAACAACAAATTGTATTTATTTTTAATTTTATGCTTGAAAAATCAACTAAATGTTATATACTATAGTAGTAGGGAAGTGATAATTTGACGAAAAAAATTGGTGAGAATATTAAGCAATTAAGAATCATGAATGGCTGGAGTCAACCTCAATTGGCCGACAAACTCAATGTGACAAAACAGACTGTTTCTAACTGGGAAACTGGTTATCGTGAGCCTAAAATGGGAGCTATTCAAAAACTGTCTGAGCTTTACGGAGTAAGCATGTCAGCAGTAATTGATGGTCTTTCAGAAGGTACTTATAACGTTGATTTTTCTGAAAAAGAATCAAAAGGTAAATATATCCCAGAAGCAAGCTCTAGTCATACATACCCTTTTATTCCAGCTGGTGTCGCGGCAGGATCTCTGGCAGAAGTCGAACCATACTTAATTAATGACATTCAGAAAATTAAAATTCCAGATGTCATGATGTCGAACTATGCTGGTGACAAAAATGTTATTGCTATGACAATCAATGGTGAATCAATGAATGAAACAATCCCAAATGGTTCAGTTATTTTGGTTAAAAGATTTGATAGCATCGATGATTTAAGAAACGGTGATATTGTAGTTTTTTCTCTTGATGGTGTTGATTATTCAGTAAAACGATTTGTTAATGATGATAAAGCTCACATTTACTCTTTTTTACCGGATTCAATAGATAAGAGTTTTATGCCAATTAACTTTCGCTATGAGGACGCTGAAAATAGACTAATTGTTATTGGAAAAGTAGTATCTTATACAGTTACGATATAAAAAAAAGCCCCACTCCGCTGCCACGGAATGAGGTTATCCAAAGGATACGATCACAAATAAATTATATCACTCTGGGGGGAACTGAAATGCTGACATTTTTATTGGTATTATTTTTTATAGGGATTATCGCAATTATCGTTGCTATTGGAATATTTATATATGATTTAATTAAGTCTAAACCATTTAAAGTACCAATTATTGTTGCCATTGTTGGTCTTTTGTTAGCAATTGGTGGTTATCAGTTTGGGGAAAAATTGAATGCTAATCAGCAAGTTGCATTAGCAAAGAAATACAGTGAGTCATCATTCAAAGCTGCTAGTGAATCTGAAGCAGAAGAACCTGTTATTAAACTAGATGGTAAGCCAAAAAATTATACCGATTATTATTTTACGGCAAATTCAAATCGTCAGGCAATTGTTTCAGGCACTGCGACACATACTAAAACAATTAAATTACAAGAAAACTTTGGCGATCTCAATGAAACCAAAATAAAAGTAAATTCAGACGGCACATTTTCAAAAACAATTACTTTACCTAAAGATAAGGCAAAAGCTTCTTATTATCTAACTGCTGGTAACGATGAGATTGTTACGGCTCACATTAAATCTGTAAATTATGAAGCCGAACAAACTAGTATTGATCAAGCAAAAGCTTCTAGTCGTGCTGAATCATCCAGTAATAAATCTGCTACTAACGCTACAAAGTATCAGGCTAAGCTTAACAGCTTAAATAAAGGCACTGCAGAATCAGCAAGCTATGACGCTAGCACTAATACCGTCACATGGATTGGGTTTGATGACTGGGCAAATTGGAGTCATTCTGAATTACAGAAATCGATGGATTTACTGCAGACAATGACTTTACGGCAAGAAAATAATTACGGTATTTCGGAGGTCCACATTGTCGTACAATTACCAGACGGCACCGTGATTGCTAAAAACTCTGATACAGATATGGATCTAAAATTTATTAAATAAAAAAGCACATCCCCACTCGCCAAAGTAATGGATGTGCTACCGGAAAAAGCAACCACACATGTGGCGCTCTTTGTGTACTCTATTTTACACCAATTGAGCGCCATCCTGCAATGAAAGGATTGGTTATTATGTCAAAATATATTTATAAAAAAACTACTCATGAAAATATCTATAGTTATAAAACTCAGGCTGGGCAAATGCGCTACCGAGTTCACATTTCAAGGCGGATTGATGGTAGACGTTTTGACTATGCCAAAAATGGTTTTAAAAATCAGGTTCAGGCCATTTCAAAGCGCAACGAAGTGCTTGGTCAAATAGAAGACCGCGATCTCATACACAACCGTACAATGACCGTTAAAAAATATTGGGTAGTGTTTCGGAAAGGACGTATCGATTCTAAAACGTGGACTCCAGACTCGGTTTCCAGCTATGATAATTCCTTCAACAAACATATTTTACCGGAATTTGCCGACACAAAACTAATTAGTTTAAATCGTGTAACTTGGCAAGAGTTTCTAAACAAATTGATGTTTCAAAAAAATCTATCTATTGCTACAGCAAAAACAATTAATGACTGTATGCAAGCCCTGCTCAATGACGCTGTAATTAACGAGGTTATCTCACGTAACCGATTAATTCGCATGAAATTTAATAAAAAAGAAGTCCCAAAGAAAAAGTATTTGGAAATGAAACAATTTTATCAAGCTGTAGATATGGCGAAGCAAGTTCTTGAGCCTTATCACTATGCCGCCTTTTATCTTGCCACTATTGGCTTACGGCGTGGTGAAATAATGGGTATTAAGCGCAAAGATATTGAATTTCATGATGTTGAATTTTTTGCTTATTTGCATATTCAGCGATCGCGCACTCAAAGGGCAACAGATGGCAAAGACACAAAAACACCTGATTCAAACCGCGTATTATTAATTAAAGGCGAAGCTTATAATCAACTGAAATTTTTATACAACGAAGCAACAGAGCAAAAAAAAGATGTTGGCGAATTACCACATCAAAATGATTATATTTACTTTAATCGAATAACTGGTAAGCCTTACACCCCAAGTAATTTAAATCGTATATTCAACCGAGTTGACGAAAATTTACCATTTCATATTTTTCCGCACATGTTCCGTCACACTTTTGCCACCCAGATGCAATTAGGTGGTGCGCCCGAAGCGGATGTTAAACAGTACCTGGGTCATAGTTCTAAATCGAACGTCACGGCCGAGGTTTACACACACGCCACCATTGAAGGCGAAGAAAAAGTTGTTGATATTATGGAAAAAAGATATGACGAAAGAACTGAAAATCCTGACGTAACTTTGACGACACCCGATAAAAGTAACGGCCGTAACGCTTGA